CCTTCCCATCGGAAAGATGCAGGCCACGCGACTGTATAAGATGACAGCCCCTGAGTAATCCTGATCATTACGGTAGTTCCAAACCCAGCGCCAGGCAGATTGCTAAACGTGATGCTAGTCACGTTTTCAGACAGAGCAACCGTGAAGTAATTGCCAAGCTCAAGGTCAATTTTCAACACGCCGCCAGTTGACGTGATTGCGGTAACTGGCGACTTGTTGTAATTCGGCTCTATGCTATTCAGCGGCGTATCGAATGCCTTGATGACGTACATCATGGCGACGTTGCGCGGACGAGTCTCAGTGCCGCCTGTTGAGCTAGTTGCAGCAGTTGACGTGTTGCCAACCCACATTCCAGTGCCTGCCGCTGTGCCAGTTGTCAGGGCATTAACAGCGCCAGTGTGTGTGTGTGCCTTTAGTGCGTCTGCCTGAGCGGAAGCAAATGAGCGGCCTGTGTCAACGCCTCGTCCGTGATCCCACCCACGGATAAACTCGCCGCGAGCATTCGGCAAATTGAACGTATTCACGCCATCGCCTGCACCCCACTTTGTTCCGATGGCGCTGAATAGCAGCGAATTAGAGACACGGCTAACCGCCGATCCGTCGCATTCATAGTAGCCAAACGGGACAACTTCCGTTGCGAGTGCTATCACCGTCCCAATCGGGACGCGCATCTTGGCAAGGTAATCCTCAAGCACCGCGATTGTCGGAAGTACTGCGGCAGCGTTTGCAGCATCAATTGCCGACTGAGCGGCGGCGGCAGCGGCGGCGGTTGCCGTGGCTGCGGATGCCATAGAGGCAACGGCCACGGAAGGAGAGTAGATGACAAGCTCTCGGTTAGCATTGCGCGATGTGCACGAAAACGAATCTGCATCGACAAAGACTGATGCCGGAGTGCCGTTTCTGGCAATGTAGCCATTTACCGTCCTGAGCGGCTGTGTTGCCGGAAGCGTCTTGGCAAAGTCCCAATACACCTGAATGCTGTTTATTTCAGGGTTGGCGTTTTCCGTACCGATGTAGACATAACCCTGATCAAGCGGAGAGCCATCAAGCCCGAAGAACTGCGGGAATGGAGAGGTGACTTGCAGCGCCATTATTCTTGCTCCTGATTGAATTGCTTGCTGGCCAGAATTGAGTCACGAATCCACTGCTCGCGGACTCTGATTCCACGGGGCAAGCCGGCACGGTTAGCCCATGCTGCGAACTGTGGTGAGGTGGCAACCTTTCGGACATTGTTGGACTGCGCCGCTTTCTCTGCCCCACGCTTGGCAATATCCTCAACGAGGCTAGCGAAGTCTGGCGATGTGATAAACTTGCTTGCAGCAATGATCTGCTCTGGCTTGTTTGTGGTCGTTGCCTTTACGGCGGCTTCGGCAAGGTCTGCCCCAATAATGGGAACCTTGCGGATGACAGGAGCGCCAGACACGGCGGCACGGCCTACTGTGCCTTCCAGCAACTTGCCAATGAACCCCTGCGCGGCATACTGATTCATCAGCGTTGCTGCTGTGTCGCTGCCTGTCTTGCTGATGGCGGATTCTGCAATGTTGATGCGCTTTGACACGACGTAGAGAGAGCGAAGCAATTCAGCGGATTCCTTGCCGATTTCCTTCTCTATAGCCGCATAAACCGGGCCATTCTTTCGCAGGCCCTGATACATGGACTCAAACGCACCAAAGGAGAAGTCACCGCGAGGCGTGCGAGCCTGCGCCATCATTGCTGATGTAAGCGCTTCCTTACGCAGAGGCTCAGGAACTGTCTTGATGACTTTGTTAAGTTGTGTAATGTCGCCCTTTGAGCCAGTGCGAATGGCAGAGGTCAGTTTGGATGCAATACTGCCTTCGCCTTCCTTACCATAGGCGTTGACAATGCGCTGCTCAAGCCCTTTGCGCTTGGCGACAAGCTGATTCGCATAACGCAGATTGTCCCTCGCCTCTTGGCCTGCTACTGCACCTACAACTTCAAGCTGGTCATCCGCCAACGCACCATAAAGCCGCTTCAAGGTAGCAGTCTCAACGCTACCGTACGGGTTTGCAGAGTCGGCAGACTGCAAAGCCTTGCCAATCATGCTCTTTTCACGAAGCAATGCGCCATAGGTAGTATTCGGGTCAGATGCAAGCTGATACAGACGCCTTTCTGCGCCGGTCAGGTTGGCTTCTCCGACTTCGCTAATCACTTCGCTGATAGTCTGCTGAGTGCGGCCAAGATTGACCTTTGACTGCTTTGGCACAGCAGCATCAACAGCGTCATAAATCTTGCGCGATGCCGTCTCCAACTCCGTGCGAGTCTTGCCAAGTGCCTGTCGTACAGATTCAGATACGCTTGCAATGTCTGGCGATGCGTCAATCTTCGCCATTACGTCATCGGCCTTTGTGCGAGCGCCCTCAATGAACGACTTCCACTCCACAGACTGCGGACTACCCTTGATATAGCGAGACAGCGCCACCTGCTCAGTCAGCAGCCGGCTATCGCTCATCAGGTCAATCGGAAGGTCAATACCTACCTCTTCAGCGGCCTTCTTTACTTCAGGATTGATCTGCGCCAGGCGGGCCAAGTCCTCTTTTGCCTTCTGACTGCCGATACCACCCTTTGCCGCCTTGTTGGCAATCTCGCCAAACTGCTCGCGGGTTACTTGCTGTGCGGGCGGAGCCATAACTGAAGGAGCCGCTACAATTGGCTGTGGCGATTGAGCATACGACTGAGATGGCGAAATAGCGGGAGCCGCTGAAGCTACATTATCAGTTTCTGCAACAGTCGGCGGAACATTATCAGCAGCCTGAACACCCTGCATCATGATTGGCGTATCTGCCTGCCCTGTCGCCTGTGCGAGAGGCTGGCGCATCCGGCCAACCATCTGAGTGACAGCAGGGACAGCAGCACCAAGGACGCCAGAGGTCATTACTTCTCTCGGGGAGAACTCTCCGCCTGCTGCTGCCTGAGTGCCTTCGATAACCGCTTGAGTCCCAGCCGATGCAGCGCCAGCGCCAAGCATTGACGTTGCACGGCCTGCCGGAGTGAATGCAGCAATAGCAGCGCCAGCACGCGGGATGTCGCCAATCCTGAATCCAGGTTTCAGCGCATACGTCTGGCCATTCTGTGACGTCAGCAGGTAGTTGCCTTTTTCGTCCTTTCCAATCTGAACGCCGGGGAAGTTGGCCTGAATGACTTGCACCGCCTCATCAGGCGATGACATTAGCGTGCCAAGCCCAGTCTTCCAGCCCGCCATGCTGAAAATGTCGTTCATCTCTGGCATCTCAGTCCAATCAGGCAGCGTCTGCGTCTGCTCTGTCTCTCGCAGGTTGCCGGTCACTATGTCAGCAGCGCGGGCAAGGAAGCCGGGCTGTTCGGGCTGTGGAGTAGTGGCGACTGGCTGCGTAGGCGCGGCTGTCTGCTGACGGCGAATCTCAGCAGCCAATGCTTGAGCGGCAGCAGTATCACCAGCCTTGTCGGCATTGATAAGTGCGGCCTTGAGTTGGTCAAGCGTCGCCATTACATGCCCCCCGGCAGGTACTTGTTAACCATAGCGTCAATATCTACATCAGGCGTAGCCTGAACAGGAGCACTGAATCCGTATTTCTTACGCTGATTCTGCAACGTGCGCTCTACTACACCAGAAACGCGATTAAGCTCCTTTATGAATGCGTCCTCATTCTGGTATCTGTCCATGTTTGTGCCGATGTTGCGAAGAAACTTCAAGTCAGAGTCAGACATCGCGCCTTTCAGCTTACCGAGCATAGACTCGGTCATCATGTTTTGAAGCTGCTCGATCTTTCCCGCCATTGTTCTGGCTTTCGTTCCCGGGATTGCGCCACGCCATGCGCTAGAGCCTACAGCAGAGCGCAATGTATCCTCATCAGACAGAATGTCAGCCAATGCAGCGCGTGTATCTTCCAGCCCGTTTATGGCAGTTTCAGCCTCAGATGCCTTTTCGCGGACTCGCGTGTCGCGTTCCTTTCTCATTTCTTCAATCTTGAGACCAAGCTCTTTCCGCTTCAGGTCGTTAGCCTCACGAGACAATGCAGCATTTACCGCATAAATGCGGGAGTTAAGGCGCTTTACCTGAATATCATTCTTGATTTCGTCAATTTCAAGCAATGCACGAGTGTCAGCGTATTTGGCATCAACTCCTGCCTTAGTTGCCTTAGCCTCGCCTTCGCGCACCTCTCCCGGCAGCTTGGCTTCCTTAAATACGTTCTCCAGAAGCTCGCCGCCGCCCGGAAGCGGAGCAATCATGCCAGACAGGTTAGCCATTACGCCTTCAGGCGATGCACCTGTAAGCTCTGCATATGTATCATAAGCGCGTGCTGTTTCTTCATCGCCTGAATTGCGAGCAGCCTCACCGTATTGGCGAAACAGGTCGATGGCAATATCGCTCTTTCCGAGTTTGAGTGCAGTCAACGCCTGACCAGCAACCTCAAGGCGTCCGCGCTGCGTGTCCTTGTCAAGCAAATCCCAGCCTTCTCGGATGCTCTTGGCCTGATCCGGCGACATTAGCGCAGAAAGAGCAAGCGCCCCTTGCGCTGTCGGACGGTCAATGAATGACATGACGCGCTCTTGCATTGCGGCCTGCTGATCTTGCAGACGCTTATCCTGCTCAAGCTTTCTGGCCCTATCCTCTCGCTGCTGGCGAAGCTGCTCAATGCTTGCTCCAATTTGCAAGCCTTGCGTTGCTGCCGTGAACGGGTCAGCGACATTAATACGGTAATCAAATGGGCCAGCCATTAGAACCCGCCTCCAAGATTGATGCCGCTAAGGTCGAAATTGTAAGCACCCGTCCCTGCCGCTGGCGATCCGCCTCCAAATCCGCCAGAGCCAGCATACAGCCCGGCCAATTGTGGAATCATGTTCCACGCGCCTGCCTGTGCCTGACCACGAGCAATAGCCTGGCCTGCCTGTGCCTGACCAATATTGCCAAAAGCACTGGCAACATTCTGACCAGTCTGCATCCCTGCATTTCCCTGCATTACTGCTGAACTTTGGCCAAGCGATGTAAGTCCGCCAAGATTGGCATAACGCTGCTGGATAAGCTGGTTGAGCATTTGCGGACGGAACTGTGCAAGTGCCGCCTGAGTGTTACCGCCACGCAGCCCTCCAGTTGCCGATGCATTCTGAAGAAGTGCAGATTCTCCCTGCTGGCTCAGGGCAGCGAACTCGGGGGAGGATGCGATATTGGCAATTGCCTGCTGCTGTGCCGTCTGGCCAGCAAGCCCGAGTAATGCCTGCTGCTGACTTAGCGCGGGCGTACCCGCCTCGACGTATGGCTTCAGCAGTTGCTGTACTGCGTCAAACTGCCTGCGCTGCTCATCAATGGAAAGCTGTGCCGCTTCAACCTGTGCGCCAGCGGCACGTTTTGCTGACTTCTCTTGTGATCTAGCACCCATCACTCCGCTAAGAATGCTCGTCCCGCCAATAAGGCCGCTAATCGGGTCTGGCATTATGCAAACTCCTTCATATACTCTTCAAAAGATTCGCCATAAAGCGCCATGACGTGATGAGCGTTTTCTTTGGCGACTTGATGCCCGTGGAAAAGCTGAACGACAGCTAAAACAATGTCGTAATATCCAGCGCGCCAGGCGTATGACATGGCATTGTGCGAGCCTTCGCGCTCGACACGGTCTGATGCCTGCCATTTGAGAATGCAGACAGCCATAAGTGGAATCAGGGACTGCGCGTTAGCGGTGAAGAACGGGTTTTGATAGAAGCCTGCCAGAGAATCCCAAATGCAATCATCAAGGTCTGACCGGCTGATAGGATCACCGTCGGCGGCGTCATCGAATACCTGGAAGATATTCCAAAGTGACATGAGCCAGTCGGTAGCGTCGTCTGGCAGTAGGAACACTTCTGTAAGGTTTCGCTTGAGCCAGTCGGCCATGATTCCTCCATCTCCCGATGGGCATCACGCGCCGCTGGCCTCGCAATATGTCTCAGCTATGGCAAATCGTACATCAATAGTCTGTGCCTATCAAGTAATCTCACGACCGCTTGCCGATATGACCAAGGCTGATGCGGTGTCACATATGGTGCTGACGAATCCATTCTGCCCAATGGACTGCCCGACAAGCTCAGGGAAGTGATAAGTCTCGCCGGGCGCTACCGACTTCGCATTAACGACAAGATTAGACGTTGATGCAGTGCCAGTGCTAGTGACAAGATTGACAGACAATGTAACATTGGCTGCTGATACATTAGTCCCTGTAAACTTGTCAATAATGGCCTTGCAATTCACGGCGGTATATTGAGTTGTCTGCGTGTTCTCGGCCAGCTTCGCAGGAATGATGTTGTTGATTGTAACCGTCATGGTCAGTCTCCGATTCCGTTGGTAACGGTCAGCAATACAGAAGGTACGGCAGGGTGAACAGCCGTTGATGCAAATGTGGCTATTTGCAAGTCGGTTGAATCTGCCGAATATGCAAGCTCGAAATGATCTCCCGCGTTTAGTTTGAGCATGAAATTCCAGGCGGCAACTATTTCGGCATCATTTCCTTGAATCCGAATCCGTGAACATGAATTAGGGACGTCAACATTGTTGATGCGCGCCCAGATATTCATGATCCCAACTCCGCCAGATGCCTTGTCTAGCTGAAGGCTAAACTGGAAATCATAAACACCATGCTCATCTACCACAACGCAGCCTGATTTGGTGCCGCTGATTGTTGTGCTGGCTACGGTCTGCGAGAAATCAACTGTATATGTCCCTGTACCTCCAGTTCCCGTCCCATACGCAACAACGCGAGTCCCTGCCGTGACGCCAGCCCCTGTAATAAACTGACCTGGCTCTACAACTCCTGACGTTACAGCAGTAACCGTCATGAGCGTGCCAGCAATATCAGCAGTCACAACACAATCAACCTGCTCAACAATCACGCCATTTGTAATGTCGGTTGTCCCAATCTCAACCGTATATGGCGTGTCAATCACGTTGACAACCTGTGTCGTCAGGTCTGAAAAAGCTCCGTAACGCTTACGCTTTGGCGGCACCAAAGGTGGAGCCAGAGCAAGAAGTCGCAAGGAATCGGAAACCTTGACCAGTTCAGCCGACACAAGATTAGCCTTTGCATCGGCAGTTCCGGCATCAATATCTACTTCTTCTAGCTCAATCTGAATCGATGCAACTGTGCCAGAAAGCGTCGTAAGACTGGTGATAATAGCCGCAATCGTTGCCGAGTCAGTAGGGGCTGCATTATCAAAAAGCCCCTCAAATGCCCTGATAAGCTCCTGCGTTGGCAGGAACTTTGCAAGCTCAGAGCGCTTTGGCTTATACATTCAGCGGCTCCAATTGCGCCTCAAGGCGAGCGATGGAGATACGGGCGTCGCTTGTCCCACGGAATCGTTGAATTCTCCACTGCTTCATGAATCCTTGCCGGAACCATACGATACGCCGATGACGCTCACCGTAACGCCCTGCCGGACGTGGCTTTTCTGCGCTCCATGTCGCTCCGTCTGCGCTAAATGAAGTCCATACAACAGGGTCGCCAGTGATGCCGCCTGCGATGCTCACAAGCTCAATCTCATGGAATACAGCGCCACGCGACTCGTTGTAGATGATGAGCGTTTGGAACTGCCACCCCGTCAACTGCCCCCAGTGTGTAGAAACAGCATCGGACAGCGTCCCTATGTTTGCTGTTGTCGTATCGCCAACAATCCAGCGGCCATAGCAGTACACAAGATTACGCGCCCGGTACTGGCTGAATCCGGCAATAGCTGACGACAAAACGAACCATATAGGCTGGCCAAGTGCAGATGACGCGGCAGCATCATACACAAGCGTCCTGTCTGGCAGGTGCATGTACATCATCGCGTGATTGTTCTCTACGCGGGTCTCGCACAAGATGCTAGAAAGCTCTGCATCATTAAGGTCTGACAGGATAAGATCAATCTCTCGCGTTGCGATTTTCTGAGCCTGCCCATTGATGCCGATATAGACGCTGATTGCCTCGTTGCGTCCGCCACCTACAAAGGCAATGGCATCGGCCAGCACACAGCAAGCATGAGTACCGACAACTCCTTTCTGGATCTGCGCGCCTTCGATGCGCTGAAACGGGAAAGTATTCCCGCCGACGTTATCGAACGCTTCGATAGTATAACGGTTAAGCGCGTGAGGCTCGTTCCGCACCTTTAGCAGCGCAAGCACAGGGTCAGGGTCTGCTTCAGATGATCCGTATTTCAGAGGATTGACTGATGTCGGGTCTGTTAATTCAGTGACGATGAGAAACTCACCATCCGTCGTCATGAAATAGCCGTCAACCCATATCAGGTCGTTGACCGTTCCTAAATCAGCATCAGTCACAAGCGTTAGAGTTGTGCCGTCCCAGTAGTACAGCCTGCCGTCCGACGTAATCGCCAAACGGCCAAAGCTGTAATCCATTGTCACCTGACCGCCTGTGCCGACTTCTCCAAGCACAGTTAACGCGCCAGATTCTGATACTTTTACCAGCTTGCTACCCATTACCCGGTAGCATTCGTCGTTCCAATTGATGCCGCCACGGTCAATGCCAGGTCCTGCCGCAAATTGAATGATACCGTCTGCCGGACGCAAGTAACCCTTGCTTATTCCGGTTTCTGCCGGGACAGGGACAAGATTGACAGGATAGGCGGCCCGAAAGTCGCCTACCGCATTGGTGAAAACGCCTTGCAGCACATTAATTTGCATTAACTGCCCCCGCCTCTTCAAGATGCTCAAGCATTACCTGAGTCATCCATTGGATGGAATACGCCTCAATCTCTCTTCCCGGCGCACTCTCTCCCATATTCTCGCACACTGCCTGCCACATATGCGTAGCCTCATGAGCAAGCAACGCGGCTATTTGTGGAGCGCTACGTTCTTTTGCTTTCTCAGCATCAATGCATACAACGCATACTAGACCGCCTGTCTCCTTATTCTCAAAGGAGTGCATACAGGCATCTTTAGTGGCAAATATCTGCTTCTCAATACCAAGCCGCCTACATCCTTTATCGAATTCCTTTTCGCTTATCGCCATAGCAAAATAGAATGGAAGCGGCCCAGTATTGAAGTATTTCATCAGCCCACCCGATACCAGGTTCCCGTAACAGATTCGTATTTCAGGCGAAACGAATCGTTCGCCGCCAGCTTCGTCGGGCCGCCCGTTACGGTCTTGCCGTTTCCGTCAATGGTCAGCGTTGTGACAGCCTGCGTGCAATTGCACAGAAACTCATCACCATCTGCCGGGCCAGCCGGGAGGACGATAGTGCCAGCGGCATACCCTGCAACCGGAGTCAGCACAAGCCAGACTTCGCCGTCATCAACGTCAACCGAGAAGCCGGTAGCAGATGGAGCAGCAAACTGCTTGGTGAATGCGGACGGGAACTGAATATTGTCCTGAATGTATGCCAACAGGACAGACATGGCCGCCTTTCGCGCTCCGCCATTGTTGTTCGACCAGACCGGAATCTGATCCCCCGCCACGATGGAATCGACGGCGGTAAGTTGATTGATCTGGCTCATTAGTCAAACTCCATCGGTTGATCGCCGGACGACAGCGTATCTTCTGCGCCCGGAGCAAACTCTGAATAGTAACCCGGTGTGGCCTTGTAGCCTGCGCCGATTGGGTATCCTGATGGGATTGCGATGCTCTGCGGATATGCGGCCTGCATCTTCATGGCATCCAGTGCTCGCCCGTACAATGCGCGAGTATCCATGCTGATTTGCTTGCCGTAGCTCGGAGCAATACGGATAGCAAGTCCCGTCATCACAAGCTCATACGCGCCATCAGGAATGCCTGAGTCCTGATCCGGGTCAAAGTTACCCGGAGTGGATGCCATGTTGTAGCCTATTTGCAGCCCTTGCTGATTCAGCCCCGCCATCATGGCGTCAAGGCGCTTTCCAGCGGACTGCACTTGGTCAGAGGACAAGTCCAGCGCAAAGGCAGCAAGCCCGGCTTCCTCAAACGCTGATTCAATCAGTTGGCGCTTTGTCCACGGCATTTCGGCTCACCTTCTTAGCGGCCAGTTTAGCCGGATGGTCAACCCATCCTGCCTTCAATTTCTGCTCAAGCTCATCGCCTTCTGCTACAGCGCTGACAAACTTGAGTCCTTCCCATTCTTCGGCTTTTTCGCCGTCTTTAACTGCGCGATAGATTGCAGCCATTGTACCACACTCCGTAAAGGCAGCGAGGGGCCGAAGCCCCCCGCTTGGGTCAGACCATTAGGTCTGGTTGGCGAGGATGATACCGCACAGTTCCGGCTCAAGTACGGTGGTGCTGTACAGGGTCGTGAAGCGGCACGATGCCTTGCCGGTCAGGTGGTTGAAGTCGTAAGACATGATCAGCGGAACGCCATTCTTGCTGTTTGCGGTCATCACCTTCGGCCCCATGTCGGACGGGAATGCAAGCTTGCCGACACCAAGCTCAACAGCACCATCCACCCAAAACGGATTAACCGGCTTGGTGACAGTGTTCTTGAAGTTGATGGTAGCGCCAGCAGCGGCCTGCTTGGTGCAGTTCTTGTATGGGCCGGAGATGATAATCGCCGGGCTGATCACCAGATTGGCGGTGCCAGCACCAGAGATAACACGGAAGGTCTGAGCCTGACCAGTGTCGTCCTTGGTGATGTGATGCACGCTGTTGACCTGAGTAGCAGCAGACCCGATGGTGAACGCATCGCCGTTCTTGATGTTGGCAATGTTAGCGCCAGCAACAACCAGAGTACCGACACGGTTGTCAGTCGGCAGGTCGTTAGTCATAGCGGATACGGTGTGACTGGTATTCGCATTGACGGTGGTGCTGGCGACGGTGCCAATGGCGGCCAGGTTGTACAGGTTGTCTGAACGGTAGGTCATGAACCCAGCAATATCCGGCACCTTGGAGCGCTCGTAAGCGTCCATGACGGTGTTGGTCGTGTACTGGCGGTTGCCGAGGTCTTTGGCCACGTCCTTGTAGTCGAACGCATTCAGCACCAGATGGCGCTTGCTGCCAAGCTTCATGCCCTTAGCCAGCATCAAGGCTTCAGCAGAAGCACCCAAGTCCCAAGAGAATGCAGAGGTCGTGGTTACGACGTTCGATGCACGCAAAGCGATGGTCGAATACATGTCAGAGTCGATCTTGGCAGCCAGCGACAGGCCAGCGGCACGACCGGATTCCTTCATGTGCTCAGGGTCGCGCATTTCCTCTGCATCAAGGTCAAAGCGGACGTTTTCAGGGCTTCGGAAGGAGCACGGAACCTGGCGCTGGATCACGTCGGTGGCTGTGCCGCCAGAAATATCCAGGCCAGACTGGGTAGCCATCTGGTAGTCCTGCGGACGGTAGTAGACATCGTGGGCGCGCTGCATCTTGATGTCAGAGGCGCGGTAGTGTTTGACGGCATTCGACAGCACGCAGGCGGCGTCAAAGCCTTCGACGTATTCCCCGAAGAGGATTTCGAGGTCTTTCGTTACTTGGTTAGACATTTTGTGTTACCTCATTTGGATTCAATTTTGCGCTTGGCCGCGAAGTAATCGCTCCAATCGCCGGTCTGGCGCGCCTTCTCTTTCAGGCGCTCAAGGTTTGAGCCTGTTACCGCACTTGAAATCGGTCCGCTTCCGCTTACCGTTTTCTCAGGCGGTGGTGCCTTGCGATTCGTCACTTTTAACTCCTTCTCAAGTTTCGCTACCGCAAAGGCAAACTTTACGGGGTCTGTAATGTCAGCAATTTCATTTGCCTTTTTAGGGTTCTTGCCAAGCGCATATACCAAAAGTGCCGCATTGTCAGCGCCATGCAGGATGATTCCCTGCTGAGTCTGATTCAGCGTCTCTTGCACGATTCCCTCTGCGTCATCATAGTCCTTGACCTTGATCTTGGACTTTTCAGACTCATAAGAATCAAGCCTTGCCTGCCATTCACGTTGCTGGGCTTCTTCAGCCTGCCGCACTTTGGCCTGCTCTGCTTCGTGTTCTCGCTTGCGCTCGTGCCACGATTCAAGAGCCTTCTCGTACTGCTCCGCATCGTAATCGAAGTCGTCAAGCTTCGGCTTGTTTCCGAGTGGGGCCGGCTTTGTCTCAGCGCCTTGACTCAGTTTTGCCTCAAGCTCTCTAATCTTCTTTTCCTTCTCGCGGGATGACTTCCTAAGCTCCTTCACCCATTCAGGTGCAGGCCCCTTGAACCCATCAGCTTCCTGCTCATCTTCGGACGTTGGCGATTCGTCCCCGATGGTTACAACGATTTCATCATCTGCGGACTGTTCGGTATCTGGCGTCTCGCCTTCTACCCGTTCAGTTGCTTCCGCTTCGACTTCATCGGTTTCCACCTCTACTGCCAGTTCATCGTCTGCCATTTGTGACCCCACAAACTCACCCATTAGACCGGCTGGGTGGGTGCCGGATTCTGCTCTGTAGGCTGCCGCATGGCATCGGCAACCTTCAGTAATTGATCTCTGTCTTTCCGGTCAATGCCGGCGAGTGTTTCAGCCGTCTGAGCGCGTGTCTTTTCAGCTTGGGCAACAGCAAGCATGGTATCGGCGCGAGCCTTTGCTGCCTTTCCATCGGCCTCGTTAGCCATTGCCTGCATGAGTTGTGCCTGCTGGTCGGGGCCTGCGTTGGCGGCCTCTTCCTGCATCGCCTGCGCCTCTTCGTCGGTCGGCTTGACTGCGCCCATACGAACAAGCTTCTTGCGGAAGTAGTCACGAAGATCAGACAGTCCCTCACCATTCATGTTCATCAATGCGGCGGATGACAGAATCTGCAAGGTTTCCGGGTCTTGTGTGACTTGCATCATGCCAGTAATGGCGCGAACGGTAGCCTGGCGCTTGCTGTCAGATGTCGGGCCAACATCCACCGCAACATCAAACTTTGCCTCAGACAAGTCATTCTGATATTCTACCTCTCCGCCTTCTGTCATAATGGGGCGCATAAGCTCGATTTTAGACATTGCACCTTGAGCGCTGATGCCCTTCATCTTTCTGCCTTTCTCAACGTACACATCACGCGCCATTGACAGCCAGATTTCACCGGCTCTCCGCATTGCCTTGGCGAAGTTGGACATGTAAATAAAGGACTGCATGTCAACTCGCTGCTGAATCATCTCGACGGCATCCCCTGAGATGTTGCTGACAATCTTGTCGGCCTGTTGCTGGTTGCCGAGAATGTCCTGCATATCCACATCGGTCATCTGAATGAGCGCGGCGACGGCGGCAGGTATTTCAGGTGCCTTCGTGTAGGCGGCAGGGCCGACAGTAGCAATTGATCCGTCAGGATTACGGAGAGGGTTAGACAGCAGGTAAGGGTAATTGCTGACAGGATCGTCAGCCCACATCTGAGCAACCCCCGCCATCTGCTCTGGCGTAAATATCGGCTTGCTGACTGGCGTGACGGCTGCGATTTCGCCAAGCTTGCTGATTTGCATGTTCTTCAAGCGCTGCGGGTCTTTTGCCAGACGGACATGACCCATGCAACGCTCTATATTGTCAACAAACCAGCGCTTCCCGTAGTACGGAACGATTGGAATACACGACCCGGCAATGTATCCGCAATCTTCAAGGATGCGCGCACCATCCATGATGTACTTGCGAACCTTGCGTCGTTTTATCTTGCGCTCGCCGGTTTCCGTGTAGCCGGTTGCCAGAAGTGTTTCTTCCAGCGTCTCGTCGTTGGCAAAGTCGGCGTCTGAGTGGCGGATTTCCTCGCCCGTCAGACTTTCAAAGATGCGGATACGCTCTGTCTTTTCTTCTACCCGATAGTATTCAGCAATGTAGACCGCATCCGTACCGAACCAGTCAAACTCGGTCATCTCGACTGTTTTACCGATGCCAATAGGGTCTTCGCCGTACTGTTCCTCATATGCTTCAGGCGTGATGCTGGTCAGGACGTAGCAGCGGCGGGCGTCGGCCTTATCCTGGCGCTTGGCGTTCAGGTCAAAGAATACTGAAGAGTCAGCGTCAAAGATCGGCTCGAACCGGATGCGCTGCTTGTCGTTTTCCTCGTCCTCGTCGTCCTCATACACATTACGGAGACGGAACGCGCCAAAGCCGCCTGCGGTGCCTTCTTCAAATGCGTTGTCCTTGGCCTCATCGGCATTGGAATCCTGCTCGTCAGCGCGGTACAGGTCGTCACAAGTGTCAGCAAGCTCGTCGTATTCCTCGCCTTCCTTGCTGATGAAATCAACCGTAATACGGTTGTTCCGGTACTCGGAAATTATCCGCATGACCGCCGAATGAACTTTATTAAACTCGAATTTCAGGCGGTTCTGGAACTGATCGCCAAGGCTCCCTTCCCATTGCGCGCCGGCAATGGAGTAGAAACGGCGGTCGGCAAGACACTGCATCCGCTCATCGCGGACGGCGGATTGGATGGCGTCGAAATCACGGATAGCCTCTGCGTGAATGGATGCCAGCCGTTGATCCCTTGTCGGTCTTGCCATAGCGAATACCTATAGGTTTCCGCCATGATAATAGATTATCGCAATCTTGCAAAGGGCTGGTTTAGGGGGAGGGGGATGCTGATCTCGACAGGCTGCACGGACTGCGCCCGGCGGGCGCCCTCGCAGGCATAGCGAAGGGCGTCTATAACGTGATTGTCCTTGTCATCCAGCACTGGCAAGACGTCCCCGGTCAGCTTGTCCACCTTGTAGGAATACATGGTCAGTTCATCGATAGTGTGCTTACAGCGAGGATGGACGATGATCTCAAAGCTATTCAGCCACTCTATCCCTTCTTCTACGGACTTTGCTCCCTTGACCGCTGGCATGATCTTGGGAAACCCGTTGTTCCGCATATGGCTGATAGTCTCAGGGCGAGCGCTGTCAGCCGTCATTGGCCACCTCTCAGCTTCAGGGACGGTCATAAACAGGGATGGAGTGTCGGCAATCTCACAGCCTACACGATAGGCTTCATAGTCAACGTACAGCTTGCGGCCGACGATATGGCAGCGCACCAGCACGGTAGGGTCAATGCTGAACCCCCAGTCAGCGCCAAGCCTATGGATGGCATCAGGCGGAGACTCAAACTCTTCAACGCGCCAGTTCCTGAATACCCGCGCCTCGCTGTTCTTGAGGTATTTTCCCTCCCAGATGTGCGCATACTTGCCAGGGTCGAGCATCCGCTGCGCCCGCTGGCGCTGCTCCTCAAGGACAGACGGAAACCATGGATTGTCGCAGTAGTTCATCTCAACCACGGCCGACCGTGGAGGCGGATTCTTGATGAAGCGGGTATCGACCGGGCTGTTCTCAAGCCTAGGGTTCCAGATTACCCATATCTCCGACTTCTCGGCACGGATGGTTGGCTCCAAGTCTTCCCATGACCTTTCTGGGACGTCCTCTGCCTCTTCGACTATGCAAAGGTCAATCTGCGCCATGGACTTGATAGACCCGATGCCGTGACGCAAGCCCTTGAATATGAACTCTGTCCCGTTCTTGCCTCTCAGGTAGTCAATGCCAACGTCATAGGCAGCGGCCAGCCACGGTTCAGAGGCTATGGCGTTCTTCAGTTCAGCGTGGAATGACTCCTTGATGGAGTCCTGAATGTCGCGGGTACAGAGAATGCGGAGAGGCTCGGCATAGCCCCAGATAGCCGCCATCTTGGCGAAGGTGAAAGACTTGCCAGAGCCACGACCGCCATAGGCTCCACGGTAGCGGAGAGCGCCGCGCTCAGGCGCAAAGACAGGAACCAGCTTAGGTGGAAGTCGGACTACGGCTTCACTCATTTTCTTCATTAAGAATGGGCTTATTTAGGGGCTGCCCAGTTATGAACTCGTCCCTTAAATCGGGAAGGCGAAACGGCTCACTAGCAAGCGAAGGATTTTCCTCTACAATTTCCCTGATTGCCGCAGCAAGCAACGGATATTCGACATTTAAATACACTGATTTATTCATCATTTCCTGCCACAATTCGGATAGTGGAGACTTGGACAGGGCCGCCGTTCTTGCCAGTAACCTCTGCCTGAATCTTGTCACCAAGTCGTTTGGATGCCATACGCGCAGCCGTCCATTTCAAGCCATCAATTGCGGCTCTTGCTGCTGCTGGGTCAATCTCGCCAGCGATTGTCTTTTCAACAACCTCTCCTATTCTGTCGCCGTAGTACACACCACGGGCCTCGCGCGCGCGCGTGTACTGCTCATCAAGCTCAGGGAGAAGGTCGCACCAGTTAAGGAAAGTCGTGTCGCCAACGTCATGCTGCTTGGCTGCGCTACGCAGACTAACGCCATCAGCGATTAGGGCACATATCCTGTCGGCTTTGTCTTTGTCGTACTTCAGGCGGCTCACTCTACTCACTCCTTTAACGCCTAGTGGTCGGCGTGTTGTTGATTCTACTTCAATACACCTGAATAAAAAAGCCGGGTGGTGTCCGGCAACTACCGCCCCAGGATTCACAGGACTGGGGAGGTGGGGAATTTGGTTCCGGCAGTAGGAATCGAACCCACGGCATCTTGCTTACAAGGCAAGCGCTCTACCATCTGAGCTATACCGGAATCGGTGGTGGTCAATGTATTCGACAGCGGCCCACTGACTAGGCCTCGCAACCCATACGGTTAATGCATGAGAGTGACCCGCATGTTCTGCCTTATTCCGTCGCCAAACGGCACCACAAGGATGGATACTGCCGCCGTCTCAGAGTCTTGTCTGTGACCTGTCGCCGATGGTCTGGCGCTGCCGGGGGCGAACTGCACAATACCCATCATTGTGGTTTGTGGTGGCCGGATGCGAACCCGGCTATCCCAGACTAAGCACTCTCACGTCCATTTCTGGCCGCCGTCGGGCGGGATTCGTTTATCAGTCTGCGCGCTTTCACCACACGGCTGGACTCCCGAGAGATCGCCTCGCCTGCCTAGGTCAGGACAGGGAGTCCATGCGTGTAGCGGCTAGTCTTTCCTAGCAGTCATGTGGTGGCGGGTAGGCCAACTCCCGCGTAGTTCACCTTGCTAGCCGTTCTCAGCTACACCACAAGCTCAACCGCCTAGCTGTAAGCGGCTGACTTGTGGCCTCTCGGGGTGCCGTCCTTGGCGGGGAGAGAGCCTTTAGTTTAACCGATTGATGGTCACGGTCAATCCGCCCGCAATCCACCGGCAGTAGCAGATATGAGCAGGCGGGCATCCAGTCCCTGCCATATCACATGGCTGTTCCGGAGACGCCATCCAGTCGCCAGCCGTTCCCGGACTGCTAGACGGTACTGCCATGTCACGCTGTGGATTACCTTGCGCTCGGGTAGTTGCTCGATGGCCTGCTTCCACTGGCTTACGGGGAGGGTTGTCCATATGCGGATGGCCTCATCGTTGCAGGTGGTATTCAGCGACACGACACACCTAACCCCATCGATTGCTGACTTCTTTCGTCCGCCGCTCGATAGTGAAGCCGGCAGCGCGAAGGTCTGCGATACGGGCAGCCAGCCGATAGACGCCAAGCTGCTGCCAAGCGGTTAGCGGGTCGAGCGGGGCCGTCTGAAGGTGATCCAGGATTCTGCTGCATTGTGATTGCATGTCGTGCACTCCGAATGTCTGCTGTTTCTTTTGATACCTGTTTGCATGGTATGCCTGTGTGAGAGGCAATCTCGCTGACCTGCATCCCCTGCAAGGCCAGATAGCGAACAAGAACGATCTCGTCGAAGGTCATTTTGATGGCCCATTGCGTCTGTCGCCCTTCTTGAACTTACGCTTGCGTGGCGGGACTGTTGCCACGGCAGCGACAAACGCGCGGTATTCGTCAAGCCGTTCGGCTACATCGGTATCGTTGAATGTCGGGACTGGTTCTCGCTTCATTCTGGCGCCTCAAATTTTGTTTTGAGCATGGCCAGCATGGCGGCTACGTTGGCCTTCTGTTCTGGCGTCTGCTCGGGGGCAGGGAGAAGCCCGGAAACAGACGGAACCATCGCCGAGTCATACGGAAGCAGTTCCTTGGCCTTATCTGGCGCAATCAGGCCGCGTTTCAGTGCCTCATCAACGGCCCGCTCGCGTCCAGCATGAGAGTAGCCAAGCGACACCCGCCATACCGGCGGCCCTTGCTTGATAAGCCGATCATAGGCGCTCATGAAGGCCAATCGTGCACCGTACTTGTCCCCGTTCTCCATGCAAGGCCATGCCGCACCCCATGCCTCGGAAACTTGGGTTGTCCAGATAATAGAGTCCTCTTCCTGCATGGACGTGAGAGCCAATGACCATGCCTCGTCTGGCGGGATATGCCCTGACCCCTTCCGGCAAGCCTTGATGACGTCAGCAGGGAGTGGAGGGAAGCGGCCGCCATCGCCTTGGATATGCGCTTGTATCGCCGACCTGACGTCCACCATTTGCAGATGCTCAAGTGCAGCCCACCAGAGGTACAGGACTTCGTTTGTGACCTCCCGGTTGTACAGGTTCATTGTCGCCTTGATGATTCTGGCGAATTCATCCTTGTCAGTTTTGGTCATGGTCAATCACTCCAGAGTCGGACAGGAAGTCAGCAATGGCTTGCTCGTTGTTTTGCTGGATACGCTGGGTGGTTGTCAGGAACTGCCGTGGATGGCCATTGCTTTCCGCTCTCCGACACCAATTACGCCATGTACCGTCCCATGAGTTCTTTGTCGCTTTGCTGCCAGACAATGACACCCAGTAATCGCGGAACTTCTCAGCCTCAGTTATCGGATTGACTGATGGCGTATTGGCTATCGTCCATTCAGCCCATTCAACCGGCAATTTCCAATCCTCTGGCAACCTTGTAGCGCGTGGCGTCCGCGACGCCTTAATCTGTGGCGGTGCCGGTGGTTGTAATGGTGTAGGTGATGGTGATGGTGATGGGCATTGCTCAGGCATATCCTCAGGCAATGCTTCATTCATGCTTGGAGCATTTTCCTTATTTCCCCATCTTGCCATAGCAGCCTTAACCGCCCTGTCATGTGCACTGTTGCGGTTCTTCTCCGCCTTTGTCATCTCCTTTTCGACGCGCTTGTGCAGCCATACCCCGTCTAGTACCTCAAAGAATGCTTCAAGCATTGGCCTAGCATTGCGCCACGAATCAGGAGGCAGCTTAGTGATTGACGCCAAAATTGCGTCGTTGTCTGGTGGCGGCCCATTACGCCAATACGCCATTAGCAAATGCAGATAAGCCCCGCTTTGCTCGGTAGTGAGATAGGCCGTGTCGGCCAGATAGTCCGCTATGTAGAGCGGCATCCACATATCAACCTTGGCCATTATTCGCCCCCAATCGTTGCTGATACGCGGACGCGAGGTAGGCTATCTTTCTTCGCGCATTGGAATGCTGATCGCCTGCGCCAATGTGTATTGACCCAATATTTGCCGGATCGCTCATTGAAACATGGCTCACCAATAGCCGCATGGCATTGTGGACATGGAATTTCTACTACGCATCTTTCGGCAAGAATCCATCGTCCCGGCTCATTTGGCACACGGACAAAAACCTGATTAGGGTTTCTTGCCTCCATCGCAACCAAACTGATTTTTGGAGTTCTCATTTCTTTGACCCAACAAAAAGGCCAGTTAAGCACAGTCCCTCACGGGGTTGGCGGACGGGGTAGAGTGGCCCCGCACTGTGCTTAACTAGCCTTACTCTATGATGTAGCGCCGCCAAGCGCGTTGTTGCCGTTTCCAGCCACTCCATATTACCACCATCCAAGCCGTTTGCAATATCCGATAAGCGGTAATCTGACGGGAGGCTGTAGTGGTACAATGGCGACTCCACTTACCGGAGATTCACCATGCAAAAGTCTGATTCAATCAAAGAACTGGCCACTGCACTGGCAAAGGCGCAAGGCCAGCTTGAGAACGCCAGCAAGTCCAGCACTAACCCTCATTTCAAGTCGAAGTATGCTGATCTGGCAGAGGTCATAAACACCGTCCGCCCGGTCTTTGCCGAACACGGCTTGTCCGTCATGCAGTGCCCGTCATTTGAGGCTGGCGTGGTTTCGGTCGAGACTGTTGTCATGCACTCGTCTGGCGAATGGATGGCTAGCACCGTATCTGCCCCTGTCAGCAAGCAGGACGCGCAGGGCGTTGGGTCGGCCATCACCTACTGCCGTCGCTACTCGCTGGCTGCCGTTGCTGGTATCGCGCAGGAAGATGACGACGCAAATAGCGCAGTCGGCAAGACGCCAACAAAGCCGGCTGCCAAGCAAAAGCAGTCCCTGAATGATGAGCGCTTTTCCGCCGCCCTCGCCAAGGTAAAGGCCGGAGAGTATGAATGGGAGCGGCTGGCAAACGATTGGGCACTGACAGATGACCAGCGTCAGCAGCTTCAGGCTGTTGTGGAGTCGCTGTAATGCTCATCCGTTGCTCATCCCTAAGCAAGATCATGACGGAGCCAAAGACAAAGGCCGAAGGGCTTTTGTCGAAAGGCGCTAAGACGTACCTTACCGGGCTTGCCAAGGAAGTCGTTTACGGCTACCGGGAAGAAATCAGCAGCAAGGCAATGGAGAAGGGGACGCGGTGCGAACAGGAAAGCATTGACCTGTACAACCAAGTCTTTTTCTCAAGCCTGACCAAGAACCAGGAACGCCGTTCAAACGATTGCATCACCGGAGAGCCTGACCTGATCGGCAAGGACTTCGGGGTAGACATTAAGACGGCTTGGAGCCTGTGCACGTTCCCAGCTTTGCCAGAGGACATGCCAGACTACGAATGGCAGGCCAGAGGGTACATGTGCCTATTTGACCTGCCGCGTTGGGACATTGCCTACTGCATGATCGACACCCCTGACGACCTTATTGGATACGAGCAGTACGGCATACACAAGGTATCTGAGATCGACCCGCACTTGCGCGTCACCGTCGTCAGCTTTCACCGTGACGCAGACAAGGAAGCTAAGATGCTGGAGAAGGCGAGAGCCGCCCAGCTTTACATCACAGAAACGATTCAGCGAATCAAAGACATTCACGGAGCATAAAATGCCATCAGTCAACAAAGCAATCCTTGTGGGCAACCTGACCCGCGACCCCGAAGTGAGGTACATGGCCAACGGCAAGGCCGTCTGCAATATCTCCATCGCCACAAGCGAGCAGTGGAAGGACAAGCAGACCGGCGAGAAGAAGGAGCAGGCCGAGTTTCACCGCGTAGTGTTTTACGACAAGCTGGCCGAGATTGTTGGAGAGTTCTGCAAGAAAGGCAGCCCGGTCTATGTGATGGGGTCGATTCACTACCGCAAGTACCAGGATAGCAAGACGGGAGTTGAGAAGTACGTCACCGAGATCAAGGGCACTGAAATGCAGTTGCTTGGCGGTAAGGGAGAAAGGGCCGAGCCGGCACAGCAGCCGCATCCGGCAAGTGGCTATAAGCCTGACGGCTTTGAAGACCAGGACTTGCCTTTTTGAAGCTATACGTCCGCACATCGTCAGACATAGCGCCACGTCTGGCCTACGCACATACGGTCATCGGGCAAATGCTGCCTGATGGCCATGTGGTGGTCACGATAGGCAACGAGACAAGAGGCGAGCAGCAGAGCCGCAAGTTTCACGCGATGTGCGGAGACGTAGCAAGGCAGAGCCAATGGGCGGGCAAGAAGCGGACGGCGGAGCAGTGGAAGCTGCTCTTTGTCTCAGCCCATGCAGTAGCAACGAAGCAGGGCGCGGAGATTGTCCCCGGATTGGAAGGCGAGTTCCTTAATATCCGGGAGTCTACCGCAAGAATGGGCGTCAAGCGCATGGCATCCTTGATCGAGTATGTCTATGCTTGGGGCGCTGAGAATGGGGTTGTTTGGAGTGCGTATGATGAAGATTAATATCTACATGAAGAGTGGAAACAAAATAAATCTGCGCGGAGTTAAGAAATGGGAGTTTGAATCAAAAGGAGAACACGTAACAAAACTCTACATTCAGCGTCACTGGTGGGCTTGGGGAGAAAAGCTAATTGTTACAACAATCAACCTATCTCAAATAGAAGCAGTCACGCATGAATAAGAAGCCGCGCCTAAAGACCTGCAAGTCTTGCAGAGAGGAGTTCCAGGTTCTCCACCCGCTGCAAAGCGTGTGCGGGGTTGCCTGCGCGGTTAAGCTGGCCAGAGAGAAGCAGGAGAAGGCCAGCCAGAAGGCTAGAATGGCAGAGACGAAGGCAGCAAAGGAAAGACTCAAGTCTCGGGCCGACTACCTGAAAGAGTGCCAGCAAGTAGTCAACAAGTATGTAAGATTAAGAGACTACTTTTCTGGGTGCATTAGCTGCAACAAGCCAAAGGAATGGCAGGGGCAATGGCACGCGTCTCATTTTAGAAGTGTTGGCTCTTCACCTCACCTTAGATTTAATCTGTGGAACATTCACAAATCCTGTTCAGTATGCAATAATTACATGAGCGGGAACATTATGAATTATCGGATTAAATTGATTCAAAAAATTGGAGTGTCTCGCGTCGAATGGCTTGAATCAGAAAATAGCCTAGTGACGTATGACATTGAATACCTTAAGCGCCTTAAAGCAATTTTTTTGAAAAAATGCAAAAGACTTGAGAGGAAGATAGATGAGATGCATAGCTGACAACTGCGAAAGGGAGGCGATGTACAAAAAAGTATCGCTTTGCCAAAAGCATTATTTCCGCGTTATGCGAACGGGAACGCATGAGGCAATAAAGAAAACAAAGAAAGGACAGAATAGTAACGCCAAATGGATATGCCCGCATTTATAAGCCTGACCATGCTCTTGCAGACAGAAGAGGATATGTATTCGAGCATCGCGCTGTTATGTGGGAAAAGGCCGGCGGAATTTGTAAAAAATGTGATGCTTGTGAAAAGCCGGAATCATGGACTACATGCCATGTAGATCACATCGATAATGATAGATTAAATAACTCTCCGAGCAATCTAAGAATACTTTGCCGCGGATGTAATATTAAACGCGGGCTACGGCCAGAATCATATGCAGCAAGAGGAGTGGGCCTAATAACTTTTGATGGAAAGACTGACACCTGTCACGGATGGGCAAGAGACCCTAGGGTATCACTTGTATCGCAATCAATAGCAAGGAGGAAGCGAGCAGGCATGTCAGACTACGACTGTCTTTTTGCTCCCAAAAAAACGCACAACGGTAAAGTTAAGCCATCAGCCACAAAATATGAAACACAAGAGGGCGAATCATGAAAATCTACCTGAAATTCCACACCGCAACCGACCGTGACAAGTGGCTGGCAGCGCAGAAGGTGCATCCGGTGGCGCACTCGGCAGGCGGCGAGGCTATCAGGTTCGTTGGTGAGGAATACACTCTTGAGAGTCCGATTAACGATACCAGGATCGTGCATGGCGAGTGGGAAGGCCCGCGCTAGGCGGGCTTTGAGCCGTCTATCTCCGACAGCAGGTTAAGCAGGGAGTTGGCGGAGGTCATGGTTGATTCCTCTTGACTCCATGTCTTTCCGAAAAACCGTGTTTTGCATCAAACTCATTCCTAGCAATCTTCGCCTCTCCTAATGTCTTAAAGCTGCCTACATATATCATTTCCCCATTTGATCTGGTTTGAAGTATGTACCGCTGAGTATTTTCATTAAAAAATACCCCCGAGATGCCAGTCTTATTCCTTATATTCAAATAGCTATTTTTCCTATTTACTGAAATCGTGACGTCGCGCAAATTATCAATTCTGTTATCTAGCGTGTCGCCGTTTAAATGGTCAATGCATCCATCTGGCATCTTTTTATGGCATATCGCCCATATTATTCTATGTTCAAACATGTATATCCGCTCTCTTCCGCGCATATACACCCCGATGCTCCTATATTTCATCGGATTGTCGCCATATGCCTTTGGCTTTTTATCAACAATCTTGTTTTTTGATTTTGAATAAAGCCTTCCGTCCCGATATTCATATAGCTCAATTAGCCTATTAACTATCTCGTCATTGCTGAATTTACTCACAATCAACTACTCCGTAACGCCCGCCAGCCTAGCCGCCGTAACCATCCCCCCAGATTCCCTGATGATCTGCTGCCAGTAGCGACGTGGAATGTCGCCACGGTACGTCCAGTTTGCGACGACCGCTGTGGCCAGATTCTTCTTTCCGGTAGACAGCAGCCGCGCCAGTTCAGCCGGCCCGCCCATGTCATCGATGATCGCGGATACCCGCGCTTTGTCTTTCTGTGTAGTCATACGACCTCCGTTGTTATGGAGACTTTATAGCCGTGTCATTCGTCGGCGTCAAGAAAAAGATTCTCTTTTGTGTGTTGACATGGGAGAACTGATGGCCTAGAGTTCGCTACATGGATGCCGGC